TTAATACCCTTTGCTTTTTACTATTTCGGCCTTTGCGATTGCTTTCGCTCTTGAAATTTCATCGGCAAGGATTTCCTCTTTAATTGCCTCAGTAGCATGAATATACCTATCGCTTTTTATTTCCTTTTGAAAATAAGCAAGCGTAATTTCTCCCGTACGTTTTTGATACTGTGTAACTTCCTCTGGCGTTAGTTCGAGTTTCGGATGCCGCTTAGTTCCTTCAATATAATTAGGAACAACGGTTGGTATCTGTTTTTTGTACCCGAGGTCTGCCAATCTTCTGATTTCGGTATCTACTTTTGTATCCCCATTCTGTACCTTAGTGATAGTACCAGGACTAGCAAACTCAGTTAATCCTCTAAGCAAACCATTGTTTACCCTTGTCATATCCTCACCGTAGGGTGTCTGTTTGGCTTCTAAAGACTTGCTAACAAATGGTATCTTAGATTGAATGTTAGCCGCAGCAGAACCAAGTTTATCACCTTTGATATAGGTTTGACGTACAGCAGGATCAATAGTTTTGGCTGTCTGGGAAAGCAATGTTGGAACGAATTGAGAAACGTAATTTGGTATAATCTGCGTTGCCCCTTCCATTATTCCCTGTTGATTTCCAACGATGTTTTGAATACCCTGCATGAGTGACATATCAAGAATCGTATCGCCTGACGCTTTGAATCCATCAATTAAACCATTGGACATAACCTTGACAAACTTAGCAAAGGTGTTTTCGTCATTACTAAGGGCAATACTATCCATCTTTGCGACTTCATCTTGATTTTCTTTGATGGAATTATACATTTCTACACCAATAACCAAAGGAATAGCAAATGGTTGCGCCCAATCATAAGAATATTTTCCTAGTATAGAGAACGGGGCATTGCCTGTAGCTTTGTCATACGCTTTTAAATCTGCGTCATCTGATGCTTTGCCTGTAAGTATACCTTTACTTGCCAAGATGTAACCTAATGCAGCTATTGATGTACCTGTTAATCCCTTGGCTATTTCATCAAGTGCTTTAGCAGATTTTACTCCACCCTGAGATAGACCGTTTATAATGCCAGCTGGACTGTACTGGATACCACGCCTGATAATATTTATCGGCGTTTTAGTAAATGGTAATACAGCGTCTATAGCTGCACCACCAAGTTTAGCAAAACCTGAAACATTACCGCCTGGATTTTTGATACTATTTAGGTATGTTGCTAGTTTGCTTGCGTCTTTATATGTCGATTCCATAGCTTCTTTAAATGCGGTTTCAAAGGCATCATTTGGCAGTTTGGAGAAGTCTTTAGTACCTTTGGCTTGCGCATAAGAAGCCAATCTATCAATATAGGCATTTTTGAAGAATGGCGTATCACCTAATTCTAAAAGTTTATAGGTGAATTTGCGTGTTTCTTCTGGTAGGTCAACCAAATCAACAGTTACTTTTTTACCTTTAGGAAGTGATAAAGATATTTTCTTTTCTGTTACACCAAGTTGATTAGCAATTCTGCTCTTACTAAATACTCTTTTATCGGGCATATCTAACTTTATTGTTTCAAGATATTTATTATTACTGTCTTGGAGTATGCTTTTTTCATTTGCACTGAGGTAGTCTTTCGCTAACAGCTTATATTCCTTATCGACATAAATAACCTGTGTTCTATCGGCTTCTTTCAGTGCTGCTTTCTGAATTGCACCTGATAATGCCTGTGAAGATTTGCGCATAACCAACATAATGCTATTGCCGCCGACATTTCGCAAGTTGGTTCTTATGTTTAATAACATAGCGGAATGCCTAAATGCTGTCGCTTTTTCTAGGAAAGTTGCAGGAAGTTCATTAGCTATGCGCTTGTGAATTTGTTCTAGTGCGCTGGTGATAGCGTCCTCATCGCCAATATCTATCTTATTGATTAACTCTTGTTCGATCGGCGTTAATTCAACATTTGTCCATCTCTTTCCATAGGATTCCAGCCCTTCTTTATTAAGGCTGTTTATCTGTTTTTCGAGTGTTAACATGATAGATTGCGGATCGGATTGCCGCAAGATTCTCCCGGCTTGCCCAAACTGCCCGGATTGTACCATTTTAACAGACAATTCAGATAGAATTTCTCTTGCTCCCTCTGCGTCACCTGCTTTAGCCTTATCCCTTGCTAACATTTTAGCGAGTGGAGCGGCTTCAGGTTTTAACTCATTTATTAATTTAGTAAGTTCCGTTCTAGCCTTTTCCTGTCCTTGATTGTAAATCGTTTGTGCTTTTGCAAGGGTTTCTTTATTAGTTATTTCCTTATATTCAAGTGGATTGCTTGTTAATTCATCACTTATTGATTGCGGATTACCTAAGTCTGTCCTGTTATTTACGCCCGTTCCACTTTCCTTCATCCCATCTGAAATAATTGGATCGGTAAACAGTTTTCCATTATGCATAGATGCGGTTATAGTTGAACCTTCAGAAAGATTACTATTTTTAACGACAGTAGGCTGTTCGATTTTAGCATCAGCGTACTTAATTTTTTCTTTACCCAGTGGATTAAGACTTGATACTGAATTGCCTCCGCTTAACCTTTCTGCAATTACTTTAGCATTTTCAGGAGTAATAGACGTTACCGATGTTTCACCTTGCGGATGGCCTAAACCTGTTTTAATCTGATTTACTTCTGACGAAGGTTGGCGCGTGTTAAAAACAGGTCTTTCTTTTGCAAATGTTCTTTGCAGATCATTAAGAACTCTGCCCTTTTCTACAGCGGTTAACGGAGTTTTTACTCCTGTGACATTATTTATTACTTCTCCTAGCGTTGATGGTGTTGATTGTGTTTTATTTAATAAATATGCTGGAGTAGCTGGTTTTTCTTGATTAAAAATATTCTTATATTCGGATGCCCTTTTAGCTTCTTCAATTTGAGCAGGAGTAAGATATTCAGACACATTGGCATTTTTATATGCGTTCTGGATATCCGTAATCGGGTTTGATTGAATCTTTGGTATTGATTTTTCAACTTGTTTATTTATTTTGATATCTTCAATCTTGCCTAATCCTTTACCTACGACCTTACCAGCCAGCGGCAACAAAGCATTTGTCCCAGCAGCTAAGGCGATATCTTTACCGGACATTTTTTCATTGTTTGCTAAAGATGTAGCAGTTTCATACCCAGCACCAGCAGCACCTTGCGTTATGGCTGTTTTGGCTAAAGGATTTAGAAGTAGATTTGCGGCCTTTGGTGACGCTTTAGAAACAAGATTAGCGGCTAAAGGTAGTGTTTTCTCTGCTGCTGTTTCTGCACCTTTATATAGCATACTACCAGCTGAAGCACCTGAACCTTTTCCTCCTGCTGCAAAACCTTCTACAGTACCTAATAGGTCAGCCAATAAGGCTAATTTTGTATCAGGTTTTTGCATTGTTGTACTGGTTAAAATCTCGTTTCTGGTTGCCTGCTCCCGAGCAAGAAACTTCTGTAAGGGATTCTTGGCATTTGCGGCATCGTTTAGGGTTTTATCCTGCATACTCTTTGCAATGGAGCCTTCAGCAAGTGTTCCTGCCGCTTTGGACTGTGCTGTCGCTTTATCCGCTTCGCTTGTCACCGTTTTAGCATAAGCCATTCTATTTTGCAGGGTATTATTTGATTTCATTGCTTCATAGGCTTTTTCGCGTTCAGTTTTGGGAGTAAACGTATTGATGCTCGGTATCTTAGTAAAAGATTGCGTTTTGGAAGCAGGTGCACTTATTTGTTGTTCTTGTGAAGTTATACTAAATGGAAATGTTGAAGCAATCTTTTCTGTAGAACCCTTATTCTGTAATTGTTTTAGCATTTGGTCAGAAGATGTTTGTGTATTACTGGAAGTGCTAACAGATGATTTCTTTTTAAGATTGGCTAATATTTGGTCAGATGAAGTCAAAATTACACCTCCTTAACTGAGTTGTGAAAATCCATACATAGTTAATAATTTATTTGCATTAGCCTTCGATAATTGACCGCTACTGTACATACTGATAATAGCAGATTGAAGGGCAGGATTGATTGCGACCGATCCTGTTGTTGCATCTTTTGTTACATAGGCATTATTCAAATTTGAGGTAATATCGTTTAATGCGTTATTATTGGCATTTTGTTGCGATATAGCTAACTGTTGATTACCTTGGCTAATATTCGCATAACTTGACGCTGCACTAGCCGCCTTTTGTGCTAACTCTGCCGCCTGTTGTGCGGGATATCCTGCATTGACAAGTTTCTGATAATCATTAGACAAGTTCGTCCCTGTCAGAGTTGCTGCCGCTTGTGCCATCTTTGCCGCTTGTTCAGATGGATATCCTGCTATTTGTAATCTGGTATACTCCGTATCTGCATTTGTACTGGCTACACTTGCGTCAGTTGATGCCTTATTTAAGGCATAAGTTCTATCTGCGTTCATTTGATCGATTGTATTCTGTAATGCCGTAGCTTCTGCGTTAGCTTGTGCGCTTGCTAAATCGGAAGCGTAGGAATTGTTCACGTTGGTGACATCACGCGCGTTTGTATCGTAGGCCGCTTGTTCTTGCGTATTGAGCGAATTCAGACCGCCTTGAAGAGCGACATTATCCGCTATAGTGGCTTGATTTGATACGCCCTGATCAGCATTGCCGCCGTTACGCTGTGCCATATACTCCGCAAAGTTCTTCGCTTGTATTGCGTTTGTGGTTGCTGCCGTATTCCGGTCTTTATAATATTGTGGTTCAATTGCGGCTTTTTCTGTGGCAAGATTAGAAAGAGACGTATCACGCTTGGCTGAAAGTGCAGCCACATTTTGGGCTATTTGAGCTTGTTTGAGAGCGTCGATTTTGGATTGAATGTCTGGCGTTGATTGTACTGTCTTTGCACTTGACGCTTGATTAAATAAAGTGTTTGTTGCGTTTCTATCTGCACCCGTTAAAGCCTGTGCGCCGTTTAGATTTATTCCGTTTGCGTTACCTAAATAATAATCCCCTGTGCTTAATGTAGCCCCAGGGGTGTATAATCTTACATCTGCGTTTGGGTTAGATGATTTTGCTAAGTCATAGTCTATTTGATTCGCGTAATATGCCATTAAATCACCCCTTTAAAATTATTACCTGACCGTTTGTCGGGGTATAGTCTGTTCCGTCAATATTGATCACGGTGTTATTGGTTGTATCATCAATATACTTTTGTTCGTCTGCTTCAAAAATCTGCCATTGAAAAACCTTCTGTGTGTCTGTTTCTGAAACTAGATTGCACATTTTCAAAGGGTTATAGTATTGATACCCACCAAGTACAGTTTCGTAAACTACGTGCTTATCCTCATTTATAAAATACATAAATACCTCCTTACGCCAAAACACTGTATTCGGCAAATACTGAACTTGTCGCTGTGTCTGTTAATGCTTGAGCCGTAATTCTCAAAGATTGATTATAAGGAATTTTAGAGTCGATAACTGTCACATCGCCACCACTTATAGTCCCAGTAAAAGGATAAGCTCTCATAGTTACAGATAGCGGTGTTTGTTGGATATACTGATAAGCAGGAGTTGTTAATAAATTTTCAAGGTAACCCCCGTAAGCTTGATAAAATCTTTTAAAGATGCCACATATATTATTGTTTCCACCGTTATTTGTTCTTCCGTTCCACTTTAAAATTCCATCAATGTAGACACGCAAGACAATATTAGTCGGTGTGCTGAACCCTAAACTTACTTCGTTCAATAGCCCTCTACCCGTTATATTGACTAAGTCTGTTTCTGAAGTAGTTACTGATAGTGAAGTATTTAAGAGCTGTTGGGGTACTAAGTTTAAAGCATCTGATTTATTTTCTAATGTGGTTTGTGCCGTTCCCAAATCTGTAATTAAGGTATTTGTATTAGTTATTGCCGCTTGGACGCTTGATTCCTTAGCAATTAAAGTTACATCACCTGCTGCCATCTATGCTACCTCCATAATTCCCGGGCTTCCGTTCACTACTACATAAACGTACTTTTTGCCCGTTATTGAATCTACGATATTCACTTGTCCTGCTATGACTTGCTGAAGAGCTGTATTAGTAGCAAACAGAGCTGTTATTTCCGGCAAGTGTGTATTGTTAAAATATGCTGTAAAATCTATGCCATATTTATCGAAGAGATATTGAAATTGTGCTGCCGTTAGCCCACCTACATCATTAGGTAACGGGTCTATCGTTGATATATTTGTAGTTGTCACTGTGCTTGGAGTAAGTGCCATTATCTCACCTTCCCTCCCATGCGCGCTGGCATGTTAATTGATAATACTGTGCAATCCTCATTTAGGCTTTCATTTGTAAGAATCAGTTTAAAATATGTGAATCCCATAGCTTGAATCTCAATATAAAACGGTTGCGGATTGTATGAAGTTAAAAAACTCCATTTGTTAAAATCAGCATGTTCAAAAGTTGCTAAACTGTAGTATATAGTTTGTGTTTCTCCTGTGCCGTCGTTATTTGTAACTGTTGCTATGTCAAGTCTTACTTTCGGATCGGGTTTAATAGACGCCCAAACATTGTTCATATATTTATTTAAGTACTCAAATCCAAAGTCATAAAAATTCATTTCCCAAACCGCTTTTATGGCTATACCGTTATCAGTCCTTAAATCGGGATCGAATTTCATTATCGTGCCATCAGTCCCAAAATAAAGTTCTCCGTCAATTTCAAGGAAGTTGTATGCTTTGACGTTTTCTCGTTGATACCAGACGCCAATTCTGTAGTTATAAATCCAACACAGAGAACCAACACAGAGCCAGTATTCGCCCTTTTCTTCCCAATCAAAAGTAACTGCCTTGGTCAGATCAACTAGATCAAGTGAGGGCTGTACACGCCTACTGATATAGTTTGCGTTTCGTGCGTCACTACCTACTGTGATCAATGTCCATTCGTAAATACCTTCATAAATACTTAATGGATTATTGTTGATGATTTTGACTTGCCCCAGTGCGACATTTCCCTTTATGTCGTTGATAGAATAAGCCGGAAATGAGGCTGCTACTAACCCACTTGAAAGCGTAACGCTCTCATACGAGGCGTAATATGAACCTTTTTCAGTAAAGATTAAAAGGCTTGACTGATGTTTTTGTGCGTCCGTTACGGAGAATTCATCCGAACCGACTTCAATATATCCATTAGCCGGAAAGTATTCTGCACTCGGTACGGTATCAGCCAGTCCGGTATAATAGAGTCTATTTCGGGTTGTATCGTTACCGAATATAAATACCCTGCTATCATTAGCTCCACCATATACACGGGCAAATAGACACCCAAGAATTGACGCCCTATCCCCTGTTCCTTTTGTCCATCCTATGTCTATAGAGTTTGGTGTTCCAGCTGTTGGAGCCGTAGTAAAGGTTACAATTCCCGTCGTGAGATTGACTGTATAATCTGTTCCTGCTGTTTTTAAGGTTGTACCATCATAGACAAAATCAACTGATGTAATCGCCGTTTCTGCAAGTTGATAAGCTGTTAATGTTCCGCTCGGAGAAAATGTTTGATGTTTTGCCCCTGTTAATCGGTTTGTTTCCTCATAGAGAGTTCCACCACCACCAGGAGGGGTTGATATTGCTATCTTTGGTCGATATCCTGCGACATCAGCAAAGGTTGTGCCGTCCCATGATTTATACTCATGGCCATTCTTCATGTAGACTTTTTCATTGAAAAAGAAGAAGGACGTTGGTGCGTCTGTCATTGTGCCGATTATTGTGTTTGTGCCACTTGTTCGCTTATAGATTGAACCTCCATAAGCGAATAGATGATAAAAGGTTCCTGTTACTTTTCCGTACCATTGACCTTGTATCTTTCCTGTTCCTAATGAGGTGAATAATGGAGCATATCCTTCCATCTTCTTTAGCTTTCCACCATCAGTTACACGCCAGTTTTTCATAACTGACGCTTCGCCAAGTTTTAACTCTGTATCACCGTCTGTTGATTCATTAAGCCCATAAAATACATTAATAGTTGTTGGAGTGGTTTTCTTGCTTGTTTTTATTGTTGCCATAGATTACCCTCCCTCCTAATAATTTTGATATTCGTAACCACCCATACTATAAGTATCAGTTATAGCAACTTCCGTTGCAGGTTGTCTCCTAATGATAGTTTGTTTAAGTTCTTCAAACTTCTGTTCAAAGAATCCTGCGCTGTCTGGATCTTCAATCAATATAAGATTAGCCGCCAAAAAGTAAGGCCCACTCACTTTGTCATTAACGGTAATTTCTTGAGATAAGTCTGTGATGGGGTCTGATATAGTCTGCATAAGTGTTGTCTGCATTTCACTTTGCCACAGTGATAATAAACCTAGGGATCGTGCTTTATACGTTGCGGTCTTCCCAGGATCTATTGTTCCGTTGGCGTTTCTTTTGCTTACTAAATCCATTGTCATGTTAAATATGTCTTGTGCTGTATACAATAAAAAACACCTCCTTCAGGTGTAATAAATAAAGACTAATCGTATTGATTAGCCTTTTTGTTTGTTAGCTGGTATTTAACGGCTTGAGAAACATTAGGACTTTCGCCCTATTGTATAGCTATCTATACGGTAATAATATTAGCTCAGGAGGTGAAAAATTTGGTAAAAAAGCCTGTCGCATACCGTTTTAATACTCAAACAGTTCTAAAATTAGATGCCTGGAATTTGTTGCTAAAAAAAGACAAAACAATAATTTTAGAAGAAGCATTTGAGCAGTGGGAATCTAATCAATCAGAATCAGAAAGAAACAGTGTCAAGAAAATCGTTGAAGAGTTACAAAAACACCAATAATAAAAGCACCCGAGTCGCCTGGACAGCTTAACACGAGTGCTTAACCACAACACCGAAGCATTGTGAGGTTATTATATCAAATGCTCCGGTAAAAAGAAAGAAGAGAAGGAGCATTATAATGAAGTATATTAATGAATTTCTTACTGCTAGACGTTTAGATGGTCTTGCAAATTCTACATTAATTCAATATCGAATGGAATTAACTAATTTATCCAATCATCTAAATAAACCCACAATAATTGCTGATACCAACGATTTAAGACAATATCTTTCCAATTACCAGTATCAAGCTATAAATACAATGTGCCGTAGAATATCAACACTAAAAGCATTATATACTTGGCTAGTAGACGAAGAGTATATAGAAAAGAATCCTATGAGAAAAATAAAGACTCCTAAACAACCTGCATTATTACCTAAAGCACTAAATAAAAATGATTTCGATAAGATAAGATATTTTTCTAAAACAAATAGAAATCAGGCTATTCTTGAATTATTAGTGTCTAGCGGTATGAGAATATCAGAACTCGTCAACCTAGATATAAATGATTTAGATATGTGCAATAGAATGATAAAAATAATGGGGAAAGGTAGTAAAGAAAGAATAATTCATTTTAGTGCAATAGCTAAATTCTGTATAGTGGGATATTTAACCACTAGAAAAGACAATAATCCCGCATTATTTATAGGGAAATATGGAAATCGTCTTAGCGATAGATGTATACAGCAACAAATTAAATTGATAGGAAAGAAAGCTGGTATACATGAAAAAGTTACGCCTCATATGCTAAGACATACATGTGCCACAAATCTCTATAAAAATGGTGCGGATATAGGATTTATACAAGAAATTCTCGGACACTCAAGGCCAGACACCACCAAAAGATATGCCGTACTTGATGAAGATACAAAAACTAAAATGTATGACAAATATGCATATATGTAATTCCAATCATTGATTAAGCATTATCCCCTAGTTAATTAACTAGGGGATTTGTAACTGTTCAGTCGGCCCTATGCAAAAATAAAGTCTGACTGATTTGTAAGTGCTTTTTTCACTGCTATAAATGAGTTGATTCCATGTTTGTTGGCAGTTCCGATATAAGACATGATTTTGGCAAAAGCATCAGCGCCTTCCTTGGTTCGGAAACATCCAGATACTTTGGTTTTTACCTTTATCATGCGGATATCACGCTCTGCTTGATTATTATCAAATGGTACAAGAAAATTCTTCGTAAAAAGGCAGACTGAACCCTTGTATTTTGACAGACGTTCAATAAGAGCACGTACTTTTCCTTTTGCCAGTCTTCCGCGTTTGCCCGGCTTCTTTTCCTGTATCGGATTCTGTATTCTGCCTTCCTTGATGATCCTGTCATACTCTTTATCGAAGGTATGCAGATAATAATAGCTCAGATTCTCTTTGCTGGAATAGACTGCTTTTTCCCTGACATCTTTCATCTTCAGAAGCAGGTCAATCATCTCCTGCGGCCAGGTTTGTTCTGGTTGGTTTTCAATAACCCCGATTAGTTCTCTGAGAAGATGAGCACAACATAAGGCATGCCGGATGTCGCTGTATCTCCAGTATGGCATCCAACAGTCATGTACCGCAATACCTTTAAACGCAGGAAGGATACCAGCTGCATCCATTCCTTCCTTGCCCCGTTTTTCGGACACGGTAAGATAGGTGTAGTATTCATTGGAAGCATTATGGAACCACATGGTTTTCTTATCAACCCGGGACCCTGTTTCATCAAAGTGGTTCAACGTTGAGGAGATCACTGCCTGACGGATATGTTCTACGGTATCTGTTAGTTTGCCAGCTAAGCTCATTACCATGTTATGGATAGTCCCGGTGCTGATTGGGATTCCAAATACAGCACTCAGTATTTCGTGGGTTCGCTTGATGCTGACCATTCCGACTGTATTAAGAGATAAGGCAAGTGCTTCTAGATTATTACCATACTGCATGGTGGAGGTTATATTGTCAGGGAATGTACCGCTAATGATTTTATCATTTTCCTTCATACATTTAAAAGTCAGGGTGCGATGTTGGATAACCATGGTATTCACAACAATATCTACCTCATACCGCTTTTCGGCAACCCCGCAGGATGTGCATATCCCAATTTTAGCGCAGCCAATGCATTCAGTAGGGACATGGTCAATCGTTTTGTCAGGAGATTGAGTGAGGGAAAATCCTTTTCCCTTGTGTCCTTCCTGTGCACCCTGTTTTTTACTGGTAGGCTTCCGTAGACTTTTAGGTGACGGTTTCTTCAATCCATCACTGGAAGGTGGCTTAGAACTATTCTTGCTGTTTTTATTAAGTTGTTCCCTCAATGCAGTATTCTCCACAGAGAGTTTGGTAACGGTTTCGGTTAGCTTATCAATGATAACAGTTAACTGATCAATTTTATCAAGTAGTTTTTGTGTAGAATCAGATGTAAAACTGTTGTTCAAACCAGCCACTTTCCTTCCGTTTTTGATACTATAATTATATCACAAAAACGTCGAAAAATCCAGTATTCATGCGGATTTGAGGTACTTTTTATTGTGGGTAACCAATGATAATTCCAATGGAATTTCGTTTAAAACGATGACGCTTATCCACAAATTCAATAATCAAAATGTTGCTCATTTTAGGTCTGCAATCTAGAGGGCGACTGAATAGTTACGGGGATTTTAATTTGATAAATATAATAAATATTCATCAAAACAGTTTTAAATGGGTCTTTTGCGAAGTTAAATTTTGATTATTTCAAAGCGTTTTATGTCGATTACTCCAGCCAAATTATAAGCCAGCATCCCATATACCCTCGTCGTATTTACTGGCGTGACAAATGGTTTAGTCTTTAAAATCCCTTTCCACCCAGAGGCAAACACTGCCTGAGTTGCATGTTGCATCATCATACAGTTAGACATAAATATGTTTGCCATTCCTGCATCGGCGGCATATAGATATAGCCTAAGAGTTTTAAAATCCGTAATACTGCTTGTTTCAAATTCAACTTGAGCATAGACAGTGTTTCCAGCTCCAATTAAATAACCACCCGGCCTAAACATAGTTTCAGCGGCGGCAACGGCAGACGATGTCAGTCTTTGTATAGTGCCACTCCTATCTGTACGAGATACCTTTGTTGGAGTTGTATTATATTGACCGTTTGGGAAACTATAATCTGTTGCTATTCCTGCCGTGTCTCCCTGCATACATGGATTAGGATTTAATGCCCTTGACGCTTTATTAGATAAGCTGATTTGCGGAACTTCGGGGATAATATTAACTAATGCTTCGGCTACAGCTTTACCTACGTTGTAAGCCCCTTTTGTAGACCAGTGGACTACACCATCATATGTCATATCGGCAATAGGATTTCCAGTTGTATCGTCTACAAAATACTTAAAGGCATCAATAAAATATAGTCCGGGTGTAGCCTCAGAATAATTCATGATGAACTCAGTTATTTTCACTGCCGCCGTTATCTGATCTGTTGTCGTATGACTGGAGCAAGGCGGGACAGGAAAAGTAATTACCCGTATTCCTGCGGCAAGCAACGTGTCGTAAATCGCTTTAATGTTTGCAATAGTTGTTGCATATGCAATGCCTTGTGTAACATCATTTACGCCAATACAGACGAAACAGTAATTCGGTTTATACGGCAATACTTTTGTTTCTAGCTCAGACAAACATTGGTCGCTGCGATACCCACCAACGCCAGCGTTATTTAATAATGTAAAACGCTGACCGAGTAGTATATTTGCCCAATTGAAATAACCTTCGCTCATAAGGCTGTAGGCTGTTGCTGATTCACCGTATCCTAGTTGTGTAAGGCTATCACCCGTTATAACGGCAGTATTTAAACCGAAAATGGATCGGTCGTTTGTGTATCTTTTGGAGAGAATTAAAGCTTCTTCGCCCATTAACATTATAGCTTCCTCCAATCCCCACTGATATATTTATAAACTTCACTCACACCAGTGGCAACTGTATAGTTTATTAATGTCCATCCTTCTTCTCCGGCAGGAAAAGGTTCTGTTGATAACTTCGCTAAACTCCCAACTATGGAAGTTTTAAAACAATGATTTGTTGTATCTGAATTATTCAATATTCTTGTTGCTACATCTAAAGGCATTGTCATTGTATTACCCCCTCTTTATGTTCTTTTGATCTTGTATGTTTTAAAAAAGATCCTTTATCATCAAATGAGATTTCGCATTTCTTGCAGAAAAACTTGCCTTGTGGATCATTGTTTTTTTCAATTTCAATATCATCTTTTGTGGTTATCGTAATTGCAGGAATAAAATAGGTTTTTTCTATCCTTTCCCCAATTTCTTCAGTTTTTAATTCCTGATGGTCAAAGAAGCCTATTGCTCTTTCGATAATCTGTTCATCATCCGTAATGAACTCGCCTTTACTATCAAATCTGAACATTATTTTGCCAGACATTTTACTATTTATTTCCTTTAGTGGTTCACCGAAAAACTTTATCATCCAATACCTCCATATTTAAAAGGGAAAGGGGGATTTCTCCCCCTATACATTTAGACTAACTGAACTGCTTTAACGGTAACAATGTTGCCAGTTTTTAGCTTTGTTGCAGCAGTAGGCGTGACAGTCAGCGTCATTTTACCGCCCGTTTTGTATCTCGCATCTTCAACATGAAGCAAGCAGGATTTTGTTTGCAAGACAGAGCCAGTTAATGCTGCGCTTGAATTGGCGTACCCCGTTCCTGCTGCCAAGGAATAAGTGATAGTTCCTACTGCTGCCGTGTTATTGATTTCGATATAGCATTTGCCAGCAGGGGCAGTAAATGTAATTTCAAATACTTCTGGATCGCCAGACGTATCTACCGTACATAAAGTTGCAGTTGAATCTAATGCAGTATTTAATACTGCTTGAATGGGGGTTAAAGTTGTAGCCATATTATTTCACACTCCTTAAATATTGTTAGATTAAAATTAGATAGTTGAACTAGCAGCAGCCTGAGTAGCATTGATCTGGACAAGTTCTTTTGGTTTGATAACTTTCGCACCAAATACATGGAGTCCATCACACTGAGCGGCGAAAGAGCCAGCAACTTCAGGAAGAACCCTGCTTTTCAAAATTTGTTCAGCATATACAATTGAATTGTAAGAGCCAGCCAGACATTTTGTATTGTAAGAACCTTCAGCACCAGTTGTAGCGAGGTTGTTTGATACATAAATGTCGGTATTGAGATGTTTCGCCCATTCAATACCATCTCCGGCATCGCCTGTACCCTGTTTGATAGAAAATTTAATTCCTGCAAGTTCTAACTTCTCGGCATACCAAGGAGGAATAACTAACCATCTCTGTCCCGGTTTTACATTGGCTTCCGTAAGTTTACGGATAACTGTAGATGTGGTTGACAGAGCAATTGTCTCGGATACAGTTGCTGTGATGGTTGTGCCAGCACCAGCATAAAGGCCAAGCACATATTTATCTGCAGTATTCAGCAAGCCATAAGCGGCTTCCTCTACGGCAGTTCCCTTTACATCAATGACACTCTGGAAAGACTCAATATCATCAACATAAAAAGAGTAGTAATTCTGTTGGTCAATGAGCAAGGTTACACCTGCATCGTTTAAGGTTTCAGGCGTGATCGTGCCGGAGTAAGGACTAATAGTAGGAGTAGATAGTCCCGGGAAGGTTACAGTATCACCCTGTTTTTTAATCTGTGAACCTGTATCCATGGTGCAAATTTGCTTTGCAACTAAGTTATTCTGTAAGGTCATTAAAACCTTAGTTGATACTAATTTTGGAATCGAAGCTGATATAGTCATAATTTATTACCACCTTTTTTATTTCATTTTTAGAACCTGTTTTATCTCTGACCAATGAGCCATTCGCTCTTTGTCGGTCATGTTGTTGATTTTTTCAATGGTTAAACTTCCCTTTACTTCACCGTTACCTGTCACACTTCCAACGGAAGTTTCAGCGTTAGCTTTGTTAGTTTCATCAGCCTTTAACTTAGCTTCCATTTCAGCTACTTTTGCCTTTAACTGTTTAGTTAGGTGATAGGAATAGGCATCAGCAAGGGGTTTACCCTTGGCATTTGCTTCCCATACTTCAACGGGTATCTCATCTGTTGCCGAATTGAAATCCCTATCATTCTCGGTTTTAAAATAATCCAGGAAGTCTATATAATCTTGCGTTTTACGTTGTTGTTCTTCCTGTTGTTTAATTAGCTCATTTGCTTTCTTTACAGCAGGAGTTTCATTGACATACTTTTCAACGATTTCAGGATCAATGCCTTGATCTTTTAGTTCGGCCTTACGCTGTTCTTCCGCTTGCTCTGCTATAGCCTTCTTTAAGTCAGAAAGCGATTTAATCCCATAACTACCGTACAATTGGGCAATCTCGGCATTATATTCTTGCTCTGCCTTTTCTCTCGTTTCAATTTCAGCTTTACGGCGTACTTCAGCAAATTTGGCATTGTCCTCTTTTGATTGAACAGGTTTACTCTGTTGCGGTTCAACGACCTCCGCTTGTTCGTTTATTTCAGGCATTTCTGATTCAATCGACTGAGAATCCACGACATTCTCAACTGGTGTTGCGTCAACAACACTTTCAATGATTTCACTCATAAATAAATCTCCTTTGGCGTTTTACGCTGCCATGCGAATTTTTACAAACGAAAAGACACCCTATTGAGTGCCTTGGGATTAAACTATATTTAATTAATTATTGCTTTTATTTGTCGTCGGAGAACGGGGAGCAATATGCTTCAGGGTCAACATATTTGTTTTCATCCAATCTATGATCGCCACACCAATCATTTACAAACACTACAGGGTATCCATTCATTGTGGGGCAATGTCTCCTACATCTCCCCATATCAGTAATGCCCTTGTCGTTCACTTTACCTACAAACCATATACACATTTTGCAACGCATTCCTTCGCTTCTATGTTTCCAATTATCCATTAATATTTCCTCCACTTTGTTTCATTAAGGCCATTACTGCCTGTTCCATGTCAACATCAGGCATTGCTTTTAGTTTGGCTTGCACTTGCGGTGATAAGGTTTCCATAAAGGATGCCATTTGTTCATATGCTACCTGTTTTTCCTCATCGGCTTGTTTCTGTTGGATCTGAGCCTGTTGTTGTGCTTTAACCTGTTCTAATTCCTGTCTCTTTTCATTAATAAGTTCCTGTAATTTAGGAATGTTACCACCAGGAACACGCTCAAGATACTGTACAACATCGATTTTATTGTTAAGCAGTAAATTATCAAGTGTCTGCATTGCCATGATCTCCGACCATTGGTTACTGCTACCCACATCTATTTTGCATTGAAGAAGAATATCTCTGAACTTCTCTGTATTGATTTGTGTAACTTTAGTCTCACTACCAACCTTGTAAGAAATCTTCCTATTGACATATTTCTTTAAGATAAACTCTGCCCATATTAACCCTATATCTTCTACAAATTGCCATAGATTTTTTTGGATATTTTCTAATGGCACAGAAGAGGCTTTTTGTACGGCAATAATAGCTGAAGTATTTTCAGGACGAATGTTGCCTAATGCAGCGTCAGACGCACCTATAAAGTCTTTAGTATACTTTATAGCTTTGTCAATAATCTCAAATATGCCACTATTGAAGCTACCAGCTTGAAGCTGTTGTATAACGCCTGAACAGTCTCCCATGACAGGAATTGCTTTACCAATAGTATTTGTCCATGCGCTAATTCTCGTAGCGTCATAGCACGTTTTACCAAAAGCATTCATCCTCATCCAATAAGTTACCATTGCAAACATCTGATTAATGATGATCTGATTCGGGATAATGCCGGACATAACAGGATTGCCATGATAACAATTCTTTACCATTTCCCAATTGCCAAATGCTACAGGATATCTATCTGCATCACTCCCCTTGTGCAGTTCAACATCTTTGCGGATAGGACAATATTTAGTAGATTTATTCCAGTAAACCTTTCCGTCTTTCTTCCAATACTTGATAAGGTAAAGGCATTTACCGTCATTATCCCTTTTTTCTAACTCATATTTGCCATACTTACCTGCTTGGTAATCGTAATTGATGTCAGGTTCAATAGATTCAATTAAATCTTTGTTTACCTTGTTCGCTTCAGCTTCTTTTTTAAGGTTGCTGACCATATCTCTACCAATAATGAGGATATAAGGTTGTTTTTCTACGTTGGTATTGTTAGGATTGCCAAACATGACATTAACGCCATCGACTAATTCAGTCTCAAAATCACCCTTTTCAGCTTGTCCTGTTTTTATAAAGGGATTCCAATAAGTATGAATACAAAAATCGCCACTATTTGCACCATCTAGCAAACATTGGCGAAGTTTAAAGTCCATTTTCTCTTTTTCCCACTTGATTTCAGCATAACCTGATAGGTACTTAACAAATTCAACTACTTCTATATCTTCTTCGAGTTCAGGATTATCAGGAATATTTTCTACACTATACACCATTTTAGTATGTTGCGACATAATAGATGAGATAAAGTAATTAATGGATGATCGAGAAATATTAAAAACAGGACAAGGTAATCCAGCTGTTTTTATACCCGCCCATTGGTTTCCTTTATAAAAGTCCCAGTTAAGATCAGTATTAGTATATAAATCCAATTTTTCATTGTAGGTTTTGCCGGATTCATATGCATTCCACTCTGATGTATTATCCCACTTTTTCAACTATTCACCCTCTTTATTCCTGCTAGTGCAGTTTCTATATTGTAGTTAAGTAAGGCATCAAGATCATTTGATGCTTCTTCTGCTTCAACCTTCTCTTTATGTTGTTCTACGGCTTTTGTAATGGCCTGTATTGGGTTAAAATTGACTTCTGGAACTATTTTCTGTGACAATAATTTACCGTGTTTAATACCTAACGTATAAGCCAAAATTGTTACAATAAAAAAGATTGTGCCTACGCACAACCCTATAACTAACTCCACCACTTACCAACTCCCTCCCATATAAACATATGATTCCGTCAATTCTCCCTCTTCTTCGTCATCTTTATATATACCAAAATCGTCACGCCTTTTCTCGGCAGGTTTACCTGGGAAAGCCATATATCTGATATATTCAGCAAGTCCAGTTGTGCCATCTGGAGCATCATCGTGAGTGTTTTTACCCATCTTTACATAGCTTGTTAATGCTCTTATGTATTTGTCGTAATCGCTACCGGGTTCATAGTCAGAACGAAAATAAAAATTTTCCTTGATATACCCTGCGTTCATAATGATTCTTGTTTCTTTATTATTTGATTGATGTTCGTCAGTCACCATGCAGGTAGATTTACCTTTAATATTTGCGCGAATATTTCTGGCATATTGACTGCCGCCATTATTGGCTTCAATCTTCATTAAGTAACAGTTAGTATCAATTATCATCTTAGACACTAAAGGCTCTGTTACTTCTACACCTTCCTGAGTGAATACCACATCAATAATGTAGGTATAACCGTTATAAATACTTCCAACCAAAGAACATAAATAATCCTGCCCTTTGTCGGCAGTATCAGTAAATCCGGCTATTCCATCAGGTTTTTTACTGCTTAAATCAGCCATTGTAAAACGGTTCAGTTCTTCAATGGGATAAAGTAAACCTTTTGACTCGATAGGATGTTGCATGAACTCTGCTTCCCAAATGAAGTCCTCTGTAATTCGTTTAATTTCTAAATATTCTTCTGTCGTTTTTACTGCCTCACAGAAGGATTTACCATTATCGTCTAAGGCAGGTACACAGATTACTTTTATATTTGGGTCATAAAATTCACTGTTAGGATCTGTAAGTACTCCGATTGGATCTTTACGAGTCCATCTAGTGGCAATGATAATCTCAGGACAACCTGATTCTAAACGTGATAAGTGAGTCGAAGTATACCAATTCCACAAATTTTCTATAACGGTTTCAGACATAGCCTCTTCTATATTTTTAATCGCATCGTCTAGAATTGCTAAGTCTTTAACACCAAAACCTGTAATTGGCCCACCTACCCCAGCACAAAAATAAGCCGGTTGGGTTGATCTGCCAATAGACCAATTGTCAATAGCACCATTAGGTACTATTTTCGGAAATACTTTTTGATATTTTTCATCGGGGATAATGCCATCCCGAATATCTCTGCTAAACTTTTCAGCTAGTTTAGCTGCGTAAGTGTTACGCATGATTGAAGGGTTTTTTCTTTTGCCAATTATCCACGCACAGAATAAAGATACTATGTAAGACTTTCCAGCTCTTGGAGGTAGGGATATGGCTAATTTCTTAATTTTTCCATCTGCAACAGCCTGTAATTCATTTGCGATCATCTTTAAATAAGGTTTATCTTCAGTAAAGAAATCTTCGTCCATATATTGGCAGAACGTATAAAAATGATCTTTAGCTTTATCTATCAATTCTAATTCCAAGAGTTGTAGTAATTCAAGTTCTTCTTTTTCAGTAAGAGCCATTAGTTCTCTTCCTTTTTTCATATTTAAAAATAGTAAAAACCCTAGGATACCAAAATTCTAGGGTTTTGTGTTGAGGTATATTTAACTATGAAGCCTTTTTAAAATATTATAAAAATTTTTTTGAGTGATGTTTTGATTAGGGTATGGGGCTATTAAGGCTTTTTATTTTTTGTAGCTAATTTTAGGTATAGTATCTATACAGAAGGGCACCGCCCAAAGACGGCCTACCCCACCACCTCATTCTTTGCTCATCTGATTATACCAGGGTAATCCCCTATATCTTCATTCTACCTCAAATATAAGCCTATAATAGAGGGCAATGCATCTATAGAGCAAGGTTTTATATGTCCTTGTGTCGTGGATTATGTTCTTGATTTGTACATTAAACAGCATAGCAAATCGAAGCAATCAGTAGATATTAAGAGATTGCATTATCAATACAAAACAGCATAATTCAGCCATTATTTAATACATTGGAAAACACGTTAATCGGCTGTAATCGCTGAATATGACCAAATATGAGGATTTGTATTAATTATGAGTTAACATAATTGACATTATCGGACACGAACAAATGTTCTACTATAAGTTCTCCTCTAATAGTTTGTTTTGAAGTGCTGCTATTCTCTGCTGTCTTTCCTCTGGTGAAACAACGCTTATTTCTACTTGTATCGGATCATTATTTTTATCAACGTACCCAAAACAGGGTTGTTTTAGCCTAAATATACCAAACACAGGGTTATATTTGCCCGTTGGCGCATTATTAAGTATGAAAAGTTCCTGTTTATCTAATGCCTTTTTGTTAGCGTCTAATAACCTTTTATTACTATTACACAGATTATAAAAAGATTGTTTACTTATATCTTCATCTAAACAAAACTGCTGTATAAACGGCTGATCATTATCTTTAATAAATTGTTCCAATCTATCAGCAATTATTTCTGGATCATATTCTTTTGGTCTTCCATTTGGATTAAAATTATTTCCTTTTGGTGCAGCCATAAATCATCAACTCCTAACTAACTTCTTTAACAACTTTAATAGTGAGGGTTTTCTAACTCCCTAAACTTTTTTATTTAAATAATACTCAATTTAACCCTACATAATTTTCTCAATAATCCACTAGAATTACTCTTAACCAATGTTTCCCTTACGCTATTCAATATCTCACCAATATCGCCATATTCACTCTCATCAACTTCACGAATCAAATAATAATCATAAAACTCATATAACCAACCCCAGGTATTATCTTGATACTTGCCATCAAATAGCTGATTAATAAAGTGAATCACAATACTGTTACTATCATTTTTATCAATGGCAATACAAGCAAATACCTTATCAGCTCTACCCAATTTAACGCTCTGTACAGCATTCAAATGGCATTTATAAGTATAATTAATATCACCCATAATAAATTTATCATTATCAATTTTTTTATAATTAGCGATCACATATTGGTTGATCCTTTTTAATGTCTTTTTCAGATACATCTATATACCTCATTTATTCGTTTCAATAAATCAATTCTCCACACATCAAATAAAAAAGAGAAGGAAATCCTTCTCTGAAATGTACGATATTATATTTATTTAGTATTTGGGCATAAACAAAAGACCTCCTATGAGGTCTTAAAATCATCTTCTGTTGCGGCAACTTGCTTAATAAATTTGTCATAGATTAATCTATATTCGTTACATTTTTCTTCTAACAACTTAAAATCATAGCATATATTTGCCAGTTTTGGATTATCTTTAATGTGTCTGGTGATTTTGTTATATAATATTCCACTATTGTTAATAATTGTATGTTGTTTCTTTCTTATTTCAATTAATTCTGTATTTAATAAATTTCTATATAACTCTTCTTCGTTTTCAATATCTAGAAGAGATATTGAAAAATCATTAACGGGTATTATATTGTTTAAATTTATTACACATTTTAACTCATTTTTATGATCTATCCTGATAAAATCCAACCTATCTTTCATAGAGTCGTGTTTTTGTTTTGGTGAAGATAAAGGTGCGTAATAGTTAAAATTATTAAGTGGTATTAAAATTCCAATATATGGCCTTATTTTGCCTTTATCATCATTGTCCCAAATATGTTCTTGAAATTGTTTTAAATAATTAATATATTGTGTGTCAACAACATACAATTTAAGATTATCAGTCATATCTCCTCTAAATGTTAAGGCAACTAGTTTATTAGTTGCCTTAACCTGTTAAATCTTCCACTTATCGGGCAGGAACTCTCCCACTATTAAATCTCCAACTTATCAGGCATGGACTCTCCTCTTACCTAGTATTATGCACCACACAAGTTGTGATGTCAATAAATGATTAGAAATATTTTACAATAATCCATATTTGTTATACCACATTAAGTTGAATAATTTTTGTGCTATTCCATAAATCTTTTCTTTGTTTTGGTCGATAAAAAAAATTATTAAAAACTTATCATCAATTGTAATCTTCATCTTGTATACCTCAAAATAAAGAGAGCCGCTAATTTGAGGCACCCTTTAAAATCTTTTTAATCTTCCACGAACTAAAGTAAATATGACAATCCCACTTATTCTTGACTTTAGCATATTTAATAGCTCTAATTTGTGCATCAGTGGCATGATCTCTTTTCCACTGTGTTGTTTTTAGCATAAATGAAGTAATCTTACTAATTGATTCGTTTTCCACAAAGTCAATCATATCTAAAGCATTTGAAGAGGAATTAACCAATTCAATTGAATTATGATCTTTTAGAGTATTGATTTCATAAACATTAAACTCACCATTACTTTTATTCATGACATAATGAAAGTCTGTAGTTAATGAAAGTGCATAAGTATTGTAGTCAATCTTCCACCAATCATAAGAAGAATTTTCAGAAATTGCATAATCTAGATTAAGATTAAATAAGGCAATTTCTTTAGCATATACTTCTTGTTGGCGAAGTTTTTCTTCTTCATCGGCTTTTTGTTTCTCAACAGCTTCTTCTTTGGTTCTTTCCTGCGCTTCAGTTAAAGATTCACCATTATTAATACTCACGCCAAAAATATCTTCAACAGACATTAAGTCGTGACTCTTAATAGTGTCTTTCATATCCAAAATTAAGCAGTCAGACTTGCCAGGATAAGTTCTAAGCCCTCTGCCAATTTGCTGAACATATTTAGTCTTACTCTTTGTTGGTGAAGCTAAAATAATGCAAGACAAGGCTTCTAAGTCAAAACCAGTAGTTAAGATATTACAATTAGTAATAACAGGGAAACTAGCTTTGGAGAAAGCATCTAGTAATTCTTCTCTATCATCTTTATCAGTCTTAGAATTAATAGTTTTACAGTCAATTCCACTAGCAATAAATGAATTCATAATATTATTACTGTGTTCTACACCAGCCGTAAAAATGATAGTATGCTTTCTATTTTTGGCATATTTTTTGTAAGTATCTACAATTAGCTGATTTCTGATGGGTGTATCAACTGCTTCTTCTAAATGCTTTTGAACAAATTCCCCGGCCACGGTTTTAACATTACTAATATCATTATTAGTTTCAACCTGATATGCTCTCGGCTCACATAAATAACCTTTACCAATCATTTCTAAAATAGATTTACCATAATCAATTTTGTCAAAAATATCCATTAACTTATCTGGATATGGAGTCGCAGTAAACCCGACTATTTTAATATTGTTATTCAATTTGCCAATCACAAGTTTTATTTGGTCAATTGCTTGATGTATCTCATCAATGATAGCATACTCAAATTCACCAAGTTCAAGCATCTTCTCTAAGCGAGTAGATTTTTTATGACTTAAACTTTGTCTAGTTGCGACAACTATTTTATGATCAAATTCATTAATGTTAGCCTGGACACTTCCAACATCACAATTAGCATCTAAATTAATAAGTTTTTCTATGGCTTGTTTTCTTAATTCAGTCGAAGGTACAATAATTAATACCTTACCTTTGGCTTTAGTAGCCACTGAAGAAAACACTATTGTTTTTCCAGTTCCGCAAGGTAAAACAATTAACTTCTTTTCGCCAGATTTCATATTTCCGATGACTTCTATAGCTTCTCTTTGATAATCCCTTAATATATACACTTCTCTATTTCCTCCTATTATTTCCCCTCTAATTTGAGGGGTAGTGTTTTGGCTATCCTAAACTGGCCTAAAGCTGACGGTATTGCCTGTCCGGACCTTGCTGGATATAATGACCATATCAAAGGAAAGGAAAAAGGATGCCTTTGTTGTATGTGATCTGTTAGAGCAGACCACCAAAGACATCCTTGGTCATTGCATGGTCATTGTAACAAATTATGAGTTAATTGAAAATCCCCAAACAGGATTTTTTATGTAAGGTGTACAGAATTAATCCCTTGCCCTTGTTGCGGCAGCGATCTTAAGAAAGTCATTGGAAGCCGAAAACGTCAGTACCTTACAACGAGCGGCGATACTAAAATTCTAATTATTCGCAGACTGCGTTGTTCAAACTGCAGCAGAATCCACCATGAGTTGCCAGACCTCCTGGTGCCATACAAACGTTACGCATCAGCAGAGATTGAGCAGGTACTCACAGGAACTCAGTCACCACCAGTCTTGGCGGCGGATGATGCCACGCTGTACCGGTTAAAAAAATGGTTTAATATCCAGTTTCCTTATCTCATCGGCTGTCTCCGATCAATCGCTATGCGTCTGGATCAAGAAGAAGTGAAAGAGCCGTCCGTCCTGACACGATCTGTACACCAAAGAATCGGACTTTATGTCGGAAGTAAACCCGGTTGGCTGGCGAGAATTGTCCGTCCTGTTGTTAATGCAAATTTGTGGGTACATACCCGTTCTGCCTTCTTGTCCGCACTCCCATTAAGTTAAACTTTGAAGAAAAGTCACAGAGAGGAGTTTTAAGGATGAAAGATCAAAAGAAGGCAGAAGACATCGCCGGTAAACGCGTCCAGGTTATCTTGCCATTACTTGAGGCGGGCCTTGATCCGTCCTTAGCCCGGGAGAAAAGAACGCGTATTTGTCAAGATTATGGCTTATCTGAAAGGACACTCAGGCGTTACCTGGCAGAATACCGCGAACAGGGATTTACAGGATTAAAACCCAAAGGCAAAGGAAGGCCGGAATCTCAAGCGATTAGACATGAGCTTATGGAACAGGCCATTCTTTTACGGCGGGAGGTACCGAGCCGCAGTATTGCCCAGATCATTCAGATCTTGGAATGGGAAGGCAAAGTATTGCCAGGCGAGATCAAACGTTCCACACTGCAGGAAAAACTGGCCGAGCGCGGCTACAGCAGCCGTCAAATGCGGATGTATGCCGACTCCGGTGTGGCAGCCAGAAGGTTTCAGCACCGGCATCGCAACCAGCTCATCCATTCAGATATTAAATACGGGCCGTATTTGCCTATCGGTCCGGGCGGTACAATGAAACAGGTCTTTTTGGTAACGTTTATCGATGATGCAACACGGTTTGTTTTGCATGGTGCCTTCTATCCGACACTCGATCAGATCATTGTGGAAGATGCCTTTCGCCAGACAATCCAAAAGTACGGGGTGCCCCAGTCTGTTTACTTCGACAACGGTAAGCAATACCGGACGAAATGGATGGCCCGGACCTGCTCCAAGCTGGGAATCCGGTTGCTCTACGCCAAACCCTATTCGCCTGAGGCCACCGGTAAAGTGGAGCGATTTAACCAGGTCGTCGATTCCTTCTTAAGAGAATCGCTCTTGGAAAAACCAAAAACATTGGAGCGGCTCAATGAGTTATTTCAAATCTGGCTTTGCGAATGCTACAACCATAAACCGCATTCTGCCTTGAATAACGTAAGCCCCCAAACAGTCTTTAACAGTGACAGCCACCCCCTTCGCTTTGTTGACGCCGATGTTTTGGCCAATGCGTTCTTACACAGTGAATCACGCAAAGTAGATAAATCCGGCTGCATCAACTTTATGGGCAAGAAATATGAAGTCGGTCTTTCCTTTATCGGCTGCAAGGTCGATGTGGTCTATGATCCGGCAGACATTACCGAACTGACCATTGAGTACGCTGGCTATACCTCTTGGCAAGTCCGCGAACTTGAGATTGGCGAAAGAGCCGGAAAACGTCCGAAATTACCGGAACAGATCACCCTTCAGGAAGCGATTTCCTCCCGACTCTTGCAAGCAGCCGGGGAGAAAAACAAAGAGCGGCAAAGGCGGCAAATACCGGCCATATCCTATCGCAGCGTGGGTAAGGAGGATGAGAACCATGTTTGAATCCTTCTATGGCTTAAGCCGCGCGCCTTTTTCCCGGGATATTCCGTCGGAAGAGCTTTACAAATCCGCAATTCTGGAAGAAACGTTGGGACGGCTGGAATATGCGGCACAGCGCAAATGGTTTGCGGTGATCACCGGAGATTGCGGTACGGGCAAAACAACGACCATCCGGGCCTTTACCCAGATACTCAACCTGGCGAAGTACAAAATATTGTACCTGTCGGATTCCAAACTTACGCCACGGCATTTCTACAAAGGGCTTTTAGAACAACTCGGACATGTTGCAAAATTTTACCGTGGTGACGCCAAACGTCAGCTGCACCGGGAGATTGAACTGATGCAGGGCATTCATCACCTGCAACCGGTAGTCATTGTCGATGAAGCCCATCTTCTGGATAAGGAGATGCTGGAGGAAGTTCGCTTCCTCCTAAACATGAATATGGATGCTCAAAGTCCGATGGCTTTAGTCCTTGTGGGACAAAATGAACTGTGGGACAGGCTGCAGCTGCAGGCATATACGGCCATTCGCCAACGAATTGATCTGCAGTGTAAACTGAGCTACTATGACCGCAGTGAAGCCGCGCTATATATCCAAAGGCACCTTACGTATGCCGGAGCAACCCAGGATATCTTTTCCGATCAGGCAATTGACGACATCTACCGGTTCTCCAGCGGAACGGCCCGGCTTATTAACAAAGTATGTACGCACTGCCTTATGTATGGATCACAGAACGGACATCGAATCATCGATGACCGGATGGTGAAACGGGTGATCGAGGGTGAGCTCACATGAAACATACCATTTTAACGATTGAGGATTATTTCATCCGAACAAACTTTTATGATCTGTTGCCTTTAGCCGTTGAAATAGCTGGAGATCTGGGGTATACCCAGGAAGAGATGATCGAAGCCATCTGCAAAGTGCACGACAAATTCTGCCAGTACCCTCCGACCCGGAACAGGACAGCTTGGTTTAGTATGGTTTTCAAGGAAAAACTGCACGAGGCCAGAGGTGATCTTTTAAGTATGAAGGCGAGAGTACGCTAATTTCAGTCTAAATTCCATTCCAGAGCCGGTTTGCCAAAAACAATCCGGCTCAAATGCCTTTTTGACGGACTGACTGACCAGCATTTTGTTTCCGGCCATGATTTCCGTCAGACTACGGACACCTAACGTCGTCAGTTTCTGGACACTATGCGGTAGCATTAACAGGGTAGACATAAAAAAGGTGTTGCAAAATTGCAATACCTTTAAATTTGTTTATTTTGTATGTATTTCTTTGAGGTCTATTCGGTCAGGAGCAAGCTCCTTCCCTCACGTTCAGGCATAAATGCCTTCACGGAGTAGAATTATTTTTCTAAATCATTATCAAAAAGTGTACCAGTTTTACTAAATTATCTATAATATAGAAATCATAGTAAATGTGGTACACTTTTCATATTTTACTAATGATGATATATCTTTGATTGAGGTATTCTGATTTTTTCGAACGTTCTCTTTTATCCTTACTAATAGCAAATTCTAAACCTAATTCGTTTCTAATCAGATTTTCTAGTGTTGAAGGTTTAAGAATCTTAGTTCGATAATCCACATTATTACCTATGGTTATTAGTCCTTGAATAATCATATGAGATAATTGCTCTTGATCATCTTGAAATAACTTTTTACCAACAATACTATTCAGGTATTCTTCCAATGATTCAATATCAGAATCTAAGACTACATTTTCAATTAAATTATTTTCATCGAAAGTGTCTAATAATCCTAACCAGCTTAATTGTTCTTGAATGTAAGCGAAATCTTTATTAGCCTTAAAAGCTTCAATCATCTTTTCTGCAAATTGAGTATCTTTTTTTAGTCTAACTTCTCCAATGGGATTTATTGTAAATTCATTCGTTTCAGAATCCTTATAAAAAATATCGTCACTGTTTTTTGATAAACCATGATCATATTTTTTATTGAATGAATTTTTATTATCATTTTCCAAGTTAAATAAATCAATATCTTTTTGCTTGGCATTATATTTTCTTAATAGCTGTTCAAAAGCTTTAATAGACCTCGTAGATATGTAAAGATTCACTTTTTGAGCCTTTTTAATATCTTCAATTCTTTTTCTACCCAACATTTGAATTAAAGATGTTTTATCCCATGCAAAAATAACAACATTAGTCAAAAGATCATCTTTAAGGCTTATCCCATTATCTAAAGCTTTTGTCGCTAATAATACTTTTTTATTAAAACGATTTTCGCCAATAATAGAATCCAATTCCTTTGAATTCTTTGTCCCTGATTTAACAATAGAACAAGTATCTGGCCCCAATTCATCTAATATTTTTCTAGCATCTTTTAACTTAGTTATAAAAATCAACCATTTTTCATTAGTCAAATCATTTTTAATTAGATTAATTAGTGTCTTGACATAATTGTAATGCTTGAAATATTTGATATCTACATATGAATAGTCTCTACCCGTCTTATACTTATGTATTGTCTTATTCTCTTTTTTGGCATAATAAAGAATATCTTCGTTAACTTCATCCATAGTTGCCGACATAAATATCTTAGTGATATTGGGATATTGGTTTACAAATAATTTTTCAAAAGTAAGATAGCAAAGATTATTATACCCGCTGTCTGTAAATACAAAATGGCACTCATCGAGTACCACATAATCATATTTACTAATATCAAAAGACTTTCCTTTATATAATTGGTTAAGTGAACTATGTTGTAAGGCATGATATGACGATATTGTTATATTGCCTATTGTCTTGATTTTATCCAATTCTTCTAGTGTCTCGGGTACTTTCTTACCATATTTTTCAAGTAATCTTGATTTAACTTCACGTTTTAAGTTTGTTCTATTAGAAATGTATAATAATTTTTTGGGCGATACCCAAGGGATAAGTATATTCTCAATGAAAAAATTCTTTCCTGTGCCTGTTTGGGCATCAATTAAGACTACGTCTCCCGGATTCCAATTTTTATAATCATTTCTAATTACATCAGAGATGTAATCAATTTTTAGTTCAACTTCATCCATTCATTCACTTCCTTCTATGTCCCGCCAAATAAAAAACAGCAAGCGGAGCGGGATTTCCCTAACTTTTCTTGCTGATCAAGAGTAGATAATCCATATATTTGACATTAATTTTTAAAAATCACTTGAATATTATTCTTCTTTCTTGGTATAATAATTACCAAGAACACTTCTAACCATTTTGAAAGTTTCATCCTTGTATTTCATAAAATCAAAGAGGTTTAGTTTCACTTCGTCAAATTTATACTGTTTATAAATATTGTTAAACTCAATCAAAGTATCACCCTCAAACAGAAGGTATACTTTGGGTTTGCCATTTTCGTTCTCAATAACTTTGATTTCCGTCATATTGTATTTTAAGTACATAAGATACGCACAAAAATTACTGTCTGAGGTTTTATAGATCGCTTTTTCAGTCATTATTATTTCTCCTTATTATTTATTGTTTTTAAGTTTTGGTTTATCTGCTCCATTTGTGCAAGCAATATTTGTGTTTTTTCTTGAAACAGTTTATCTAATTGTTTGATCTGTTCTGAAATAGTCATAATTTCATCTCCTTTACTTTTTCTCTATTTTATTTTCACCCCTTATTTAGAGGGAGTATAGGTATCAAAAACGCCATAAAATCAATTTAAACGAAAAAAGCCTTCAAACATAGTCATACCAATTGTTTGAGGGTTTTTTGTCATTTTAAAAATACGCTAGATTTAAGGCCGTATGCCATGCAAAATTGTGTTTATGGATAATCTTACCCTAGGATATTTTTGGCCGCTTAGAAGGGCATTTAAATTAATTTGTGGTCAATCATACCAACATAATAATATAGGTGTAAATTCTCTTATTATAGTAAGCGAATTAACACTTAGAATTGATATCCAGCTTACCGAATAATTTACCAATTAAAAGAAATAAGGGTACACATTTATTGCGCACCCTCCCAGGAATACTCACCCAGGACTAGCACTTTTCCATAGTTTTGAAGGAAGGAGGCGGCTGGATTCGAACCAGACGAAGTGCAAACGATGCCTAATAATGAAAACTTTTGGAATTAACCAAACTTATGATTTTTATTAAAAGTCCAATTGGACTAATAACCTCTGTTAGCCAGAAATTCACTCAAAGAATTTAAACATTCATCATTTAAATCTTTTTGTCCTTTACGCCAGCGACAATAATATGCCGGTTCGATATTCAATTTTTTACATATGAAAATAGATTTTACTCCATAATCTTCTTGATATTGTTTGCTTCTTTCTCTTAATTGGTCTTGCATTTTTACTCACTTCTTAACTTAATAATTTTTATTGTAAATTTTTAAAATTTATATTGACATCTATTTTATGCTATGATAATATTGACTTAGGTATGGGTATTACCTCTCATTATGTAAAAATTATAAATTAAGGCTCAAACCCTTATATACCAACGCCTCCGGAGGATTTAAGCCTTAATATTTTATGTTTTAAAAGTACCTTATCCCTTTAATGTCAAGGGTTATAGGTATTTTCTATTTATGGAATAAGTTTACTTTTTTGCTTTCCTTTTTCTGTCTCTTTCTTTAATTTTTTCGTCACTACATTTCTTGCACATTTTTTGACTATTGCTTTCTTTTTTAATTCTTTCCCCACAGCATGAACAGAGAATATAACCATTATCTAAAGGTTTTTTAATATTTTGTTTTAGATTCTCAATAATAACATGCCCGAAACAATTAAAGAGAAACGATTTTTTACATGTTCTATGGTTTTTATAAACGTGCTTAATGATTATATCCACAAAGTCAATTATGTTTATCTCATCTTTAAATGGTTCATATAAATCCCTTTTGATTTGATTATATATGCCTGTTGAAACTTCTTCTTTCTTCAAACCACAAGATTTAGCATCCCTAAAGTACGAATTTTTAAGTTTGTTTATCTCATCGTATTTATCAGCTATATCTTGTCTTATTTCAATTTTAGAATTATTCATTAACATAGCACTTTTAAATTTACCAATACTACTAAAATTATATTTCTCGTTCTTGCTCCCTTCTTTAACTGGAATCTCAATTTCTTCTATTTTTTTACATAATCGATTTACTGTACTATTATTTCTCGGTGATACTTTACGAACATCTTTATTAAATTGATAAAAATATGGTAAGTCTAAATCATTAACTGTATTGATTTTGTCTTTAATTTCTCTTGGTGGTTTAGGCATGATTAAAGTCTTTGCCGCATCTATGGAAAAATTATTTAATGCACAAATAACCTTAATTAAATCTAGGTCTTTATTGCCTTCATCGTTCCATAATTTTGTTAATTTATTACTATATTTTCCGATATTTCCATATTTAAAAGCCATCTTTAAAGACTTAAAAATATTATCATTATTAATTATCTCTGGATCAGCTTTATCCATTTCATAGTAAAGAGGAACGACATCCTTCATATTGCGTTTCGCAACGTCAATAAGGGTACAATCTGAAATAACAAGACTTTTATCCCCATCGTTATCAAATTGGAGCGTTTTAGAAATCAAGTCATGACATGAAGTATAAATTCCATCCGTACAAAACCAATTTTCCTTATCTTCATTGAAAACATTATTTCTAACTGCATGCTCAAGGTATAAATGAGGACTCCTATTTACCAATAGTTCTTTTTTATTTTTGTACAATTTGCAAAATACTTGATTATTTTCAAGCAAGCCTTTTGGATTCTTGTTTCTACTAATTGAATATTGCATCCAGGCGAGGACATCGGGTATCAGGAATGTATACGTACAGCCTAATTTAATTTTTCCGCATTTTGCTTCTTTTCTTTTTGAATTGATAATATCATATAATTCATCTTTTACATGTTCGTCATTGATCAACTCAGGATAAATTTGTAAAGCTTGTTTTAAATATGATTTTTTCTTACTTGATTTATCTGCACCTAACAACATTAACATTGTGTCTCTGTCTATATATGCTTTAGTTAATAATTCCACTGTTGGTTTAATAATTTCATCAATTTCTTTGTCTGTCATATCAGTAAGCGTTTGAAGCATCTGATAATTAAATCTTTTGTTTTCAAATTCATTGGGTTCTTCGTTACAATAATTTGCATGACACTTATTTTCCTGAAATTTTTCCTTATAGGTGTCCCAATCCTTATAGTATTTCCACATTTTGAACTGACTACGGCTAAAGACATACTGAATATTGTCTTCTTTTAAATCCCATTCTTTATCATAAATATCAGTAATTTTGTAATTCTCATTATTAAAATCTTTACAGTAAGTCAAATAATCCGCTGGGGTAAGTAACCCCTTCACCCACGGCAAGCGGATCATGAAGTTTTTGTTCTTTTTTGAATCTTTATTTTTTAAATACCAACCGCAACCATCACTATGTTTTACAGGTACTTTTCCCATTTTTCTTGTAACTTCAAAAGTTTTATTATCTATGAAATCTACAGTGCCTTCAACTATTGTTTCAAAATCATCAATAACAATTGCCCTATCAATATCAAAATCTTCAATTACATCTGTTGCAGAATTTATTAAAGCCAAATAGCTTAGATATTTATTGATGTTGCAACCATGTTCTTCACTATTATTTATATCTTCAATGGTTAAGCCACACATCATAGTTTTACTATATTTATCAAGCAAACTTTTTTCAATAAATATTACTTTTTCTTCACGGATTTGGCCGGAAGTAGCGGCCAGAATAGTATAAATATTTTCATTATAGATAAAATTATTTTTTATTAATTGTTCCAAAACTGTATTACTAATCGATTTCTCTGCTGTTTCGTTATATTTTAATTTGACAATAAATAATTTTGTTGTCAGTTCATCAATTTGTAAGTCTAAAATTCTAGTTAAATCACTTTCAAATAAAGATACTACCCTATAAGGATTCAGTATTTTTTCGTTCAATATTCTACATTTTTTTTCATCGGTATTAACTCTTTTAGATAGTTCTTTTTTTAGTTCTTTAAGTTCTGTTTCTAAATTCTGATATTCTTTATTTTTTTCTTTAAAATCTTTAATTTGCTGGGTAAATGATTCTGATTTTAAAGTGACATTGTGTTTAAGTATTTTTTTCACATTTTCAAATAATTTCTTTAAGCGATAATACTCTTTTAACTCATCTTTAGTAAGTATTTTTTTTAGTATATTTTTACTCTCAACATCTGGATTATCTTCATATCTACTATATTCATTTTTTATTTTTTCTTTGTATTGAATAAATGATTGGTCTTCTGCTTTATATTGTTCGAATGTATAGGTATATTTATCTAAAAATTTGTAAAGTTTATATTCCTTATTTAGTGTTTTTTGGCTATATGTTATTTTAGCTTTATCATAAAAATCTTTTAAGAACATGCATTTTCTATAACCATAAGTCAAATATTTTAGGTGATCAAGATCAATAATTTTATTTTGAATATTTTGTTCATCATCTGTATAAAATGCCTTGGTATCCAAACTATAAATTTGTACTTGTTTGTTCATATACTATAACATTCCTTCCTATTATTTTATTTTAATTCTTTAAACAATAATAATTGCATAAAAAAATAAATTGTATTTATACCTATATAGGGTAACTTAGACCAATCGTCATAAACAAGCAATACCAACAATTTCAAGCATTAAAATTTTTGAAAACTAGAAAATCAAACATTTTTGAAGGTTTTAGGCGGTCAAATTAAGTATCTGACCGCCTAATTTTTAGACTTCAAATCCATTAGAATATCCAATAATATACATCCTATCATGACTACCAATACCAGATTTGTCGGCAACAATATCTCTTGTTTTTCCTTGTTGACCGTGTGGAAATATTTCCACACCCCCTGATTCCATTCTTTCTTTAGCTTTAATCTAATTGAAAAAGATCAAATTTATAATAATAGAGGCTCTATTTTCCCTCTCAAGAGGCGGGTGTCCCACTTCACCGATTATCCCATTATGGAACTTTCGGTGATTCGGCTAGTTCCCCTCTAGCTCTCATCGGGTGGGTTAAAAACTTCCGGTTGTCATAAATCTATCTAAATCTTCTTCCGAGTAACCTTCACCATCAAGAAGACGCTCCCATTGATGTTTATTAAGGTCGGTATGAAAAATTATGGGGATACCCATTGCATAGGCAGTTCTTTTATATTTGTAGGTGAATCTGTTATTTCCAACACATTCCATGATTGGTTTTCTCATTATCATTTTACCTCACGCAATTTTTTTCCGCTTAATATTTTCAAACTTTTTGTTAATTTCGTTAACGGTTTTACGATGCTTCCCAATACAACCTTTTTCAATCTCCTTATATTCAAAAGAAGAATTACTGTGATTGGACATAAATTCTGACATTCCTAATTTTGCATCTTTTTCAAGTTGATCTTCGCGAAGTTTCATCTTTTCATCATGTGTCATTTCCACTACTTCCCAAGTTAAGGGATAACCGGCAATAAGGTTGATTTCTTGTAACTTTTGTAATTCTAGTTCTGCATTTTCCCTAAAGAGATTTCCCCGTGTGGGATATTTTTCTGATTGATAATCCCAGGCCCAATCTGTATTTGGATTGGTTAAGGAAGTTGAATAGATACCAATAAATCCGTTAAACCGACCGATAGAGTCTTTAATCACATATGTGTTTTTCATGCCAAATTACCTCTTTCTCTTTCAAAATCTTTTTTAAAAAAGTCGAAATTTAACTTGACATTGAGATTTTGCTGTGATACAATTTGCCGTGTTAGGTTGATTGCACCATTCTCAATATCGTTTGTGTTTGGCTTGTAACTCTAATTACAAGCAATTATGAAATTGAATATTAGCATATAAACAAGTAGATGGTTCGCCAAAACCGTCTATTTTGTTATATGTGATGTAAATATTTTACCTCCTGTCTCTTTTCGTAACTAATCACAGTATATACTTATAGTTTCTAACTGTCAATAACTTTTGTTTATTCCTATCTAAACATAGAAATAAAAATTTATAGTTGCAAAATTTTAGAAATGATATATACTGTAATCACGGAGGGATTATTATAGCTATAGATTCTAATAAGCAAATTTCTGCATCGGTGATATTGGATAAAAATATTTATGAAAAAATAAAGCAGATTTCTAAAGAAAATAAACGATCTGCTTCTGCTCAAATGGCTTTAATTATTGAGCAATATATTAAGAATTTACAAAGTGAAGACTCTAAATAAGACACCTGAATAAGGTGCTTTTATATTTGGTATAGAAATTATCAGCAATCAATTTAAACGCCTTAGAATGGCGTTTTTGTCGTTTTAGTGGGGGTTTAGCCAATACCTTATATCCAACAGTGGGAGAGAGTTTACCACTTTGAATGGAATCTTGAAGTTCTGGAATAAGAGTTAGGAGTTTTTTATAATCTCTTAATTGTCTTTCAGAAAAACCTAATTGCTCTGCAATATTTATTTTGAGACATCAAAGGAGAATTATCCACGTTTGATTTTCTGTCTCCTCCTTTTTTAATCCCATATATACTTTCCAGTTCTTGGATACATCTCCCTAGTTTTATTGGATTGGTGTTTCCTACGCCCCTTTGTCGAAGATTAGATACTTACAATTTGTCAGTATCTAATCTTTAATTTTTCCCCAAAAGGAACTGTAATAACATAGTTAGTAGGATGCAAATTGCAAATTACTAATATCTTCTTACCCTTCCCATAGGTATCATGCGATACTCCTGCGATCTTGGCGAGTTCGTCTCTGGTGTGGAATTTTTGCTCCGTTTGGTCAGATTTCTGCACAACGGTAGAGTTTTGAATTAAGCCACTTAATTGTTTTTCCTTCGCAAGCTTTTGAAGAGTTGGTCTATATCTCTCAGCAATTTTATTAACTGCTTTTGCAAATTCCCCGTCACGTCTTATAGTGCTTTCATCTACTTTATGTATATCTGCAAGTCTTTCTGCCGTATTTTCCGATTGTGCGTTATGCACGTTCGGAGTATTATTAAATTGTTTTGCTTCGGGTAATTGACTTCCAAAAATAGCATCATACAAACCAGATTCATTAACCAAAGTTAAAATTCTTACATTTTTATTAGATTCGATGGTAGCTTCATTTTGGCACAACCCTTGGTATATCTGGCTTTGCAAGTCAATATTAATTTTATCTTCTTTGTCGATTCTTTGATACATTTTTTGTGGAGTTTCATAACCTAACATATTAGCAATATCTTTCTGTGTAGTCTGAGGTGGATTATTCAC